GATTGCATTATTCATATCACCATTGCCATCAAATACACTTGCAACAATTCTCTCAACTACACCAAGTTTTTTAACTTTAGCAGGAGGTGAGATCCAAATTGGCATAACAAATCTTAATGTAGCGATATCAATTGCATCATCTGTTCCCATTGGGATTGATCTTGAGCTCCAAGTTACTTGTTCTAGATACATAACACTAAGACTGGTCCAGTCAATAAAGTTTTCTGTACTTTGTATTTCTAAACTGGGATTAAATAATGTTAACAGTTGCTCTAGCAATTGTAATTTTTGATTGGTATTTGATGTCCAAATGTCTAGGTTAACTTCTAAGTCAAATGGCACAGGCATGAGTTTTTCAATAGTGAACGCATTACCTTGTGTAGTTTCGTAGGATTCTGATTCAGTGTCCCATAAACGTTGTCTTACGTTTTGTTTTTCGATGTAGTATGGTTCTTGTATTCTATCACGTGCATAGTTTAAATTGGTAACATGAAATGTCATCAAAGGTGTACTAGGCAAACTGTTTGCACTGTTTTGTTGTATAATAGTTTGAGCTTGTCTAGTAGCATCACCATAACGTACTGGAACTCTATATAATGCTTTAGCAGTGTTGTCTTCAGTTCTTCCGTATTCTACTTGAAAGTTAGAAAATACTCGAGTAAACTGCAACAAGAACCTGCGTATTTGTTCGTCGTAAAAGAATTGAGTTAATGCCATTAATTGTCAGCCTGCGGTTTAAGTAGTTTACTAAGTGCTTGACGTTGTGGAATGTTTCCGCGATCTTCTGTTGCAGTTTCATTTGTGTTGTTAACAAAACTACTGCGTTGTGTCTGCGATGTAACTACATTGCCTCCGGCAGTTATTTTAGTTTTATCACCTGGTGTTAAATTAGTTCTCACATCGTCCTCGTACTTAACCCATCTTGTACCACTATAGCGAAAAAGTCTATTTGGGTAATAGTCTAATCTAAGTGCAAAATCTCCGCTTTGTGGATTCGCCGGAAAACTAATACCCGGAGTTACTGGTAATCCATTTGGAGCAAGTCCGTCGCCGGTTAAATATCCTAAGGTGTAACCGTTTGCTCTTGGCGATACCGGTTGTCCATCAACATCAATATTTGTAGTGTCCACAGTAATACCGTTGCTGTCTACTGTATAACTGTTGGGATCTGCTGGTGATCCATCTTCATTGGTTGGCACAATATAAAACTTAACAGTATCATATCCACTGTATGGAACTTCGTACTCAGCTTGTGTAAGTATAGCATCGTTTATTGATCTATCTTTAACAACTGTTCCAAATGTTTCCATTTCAGTTTTAGGTGCAAATTCTTGCCAGTGTGTGGTGCTGGTAATATCGATGCCAGGGTCAACATCTGTTATTGCTTTATAATAAGTATCTCCACTAAGAACAATACTTCCGCTTGGGTAGTAATTTCCATTATCCCAAATGTTTTCAACTTCAAAAGGTTTATCAAGTATATCATTGTATTCTTGAGCACTTACAAGTGGTGTGGCTTTAACACGCCATAGATGTGGTAACCAAGTTTGTGAAAATCCTTCACTGGCAAATGCCGCATCTTGTATTACATAATATTTAGGTATAGCTCTAGCGATACCGCTATCAAGAGGGTTAAAATCTTTAAGATTTGGTAACTCAAGTACATCTCCACTCATAAGTTTACGACCAATTGTATCTATCATAAAGTTGTAGTGGAATGTAATAAACAATGTATCATTGTTTAAAAATAATCCAAATTGACTTAGGTCAAAATCAATATCTTGTGCGTTGTATACTCCACGCATTTGGTATATATCGTTATCGTATTTTCTATCTCTGTTTTCAAGTAAGAACAAGTCTTCAATGAATAGCGGAGACTCACTGCTATAAGCAGGTTGTGTGGCATCTTGTGTACCTCCGCTTACACTTGAACTATCGTCTCCGTGTATTTGTGGTCCAAGATATTTGTGAATAAACATATCAACACCGCCAACCTGATACATTTCCATAACAGTGCGGTCAATAAACTTGTAATCGTTTTGTCGATTTGGGCGATATAAACTTAGTCTAGGCATACAGTAATCCTTCTTACTGTATTTATGGCTTAGATAGCAACCTTAACTGGATCGTAACCTGTAATAGAGGTTAACTTTTTACAAATTATACTAACTTCTTCTAGTGTTAAGAAGCCCTTTACAGTATCTCCTGGTTCTGTTATTCCTGGAAGTTCTACACCGCCAGTTGAATCACTAACCATAATTTCAAACAAACCTTTTGTTCCACCATAACTTCCGTCATGTTGTACAACACTCAACTCATACTTCTTAAAGTCTAGTACAAGTTGTATACCTTTGTGATATTTGCTCTGCTCAAATTGTAAGCCTAATAATGATTGGTTCATTTAAGTGCATCCGTTGTTGTGCCACCGCCTTGGAAGCCGCCTTGTTTACTCAAATCAATTTTCATTTGTTCAAGTCTTTTAATCATTTTCCTCATATGGGTTACCATCTTGTCACTAGCATCCTGTTCTGCTAAAGGAGCAGGTATACATACTGCTTCGGCTTCAATTTGCTTTAGAGCATCAACTGCGGTTAAACATGTTGCTTTATCTGCATAAGTTATTGGATTAGCCAACATCATTGATATTAGTATAAACTTCATTTGTATGTCCTCCATTAAGTTCATCGTTCATTTTACGTAGTAGATACATGGCATTCTGACGCCAGTAATCTTTGCCCCACGTGCCCTCTTCAAACGAATCGCATGCAAACCAGCAGTTATCGATACGTCTTTCGTATAGTTTAAATATGTTATTATCCATACTTTAGATCCGTCATTTCATCACTGTAGTCTTCGACGATATTAAACACACTTTTACCAACTTCTACACTGTCAAATTTGCCAGATGCTTTAGTTGTCTCTACCATCCAAAACAAGTCTTTTTCTGCAAGACTAATTGAATCATGTTTTGCAGTTTCATACTCAACACTTACACCATCTTCTTTTACCATTGCAGTAATTTGTATTGCTTTTTTCATTTACCATCTCCTTGTTTCTAACTGTACACACAGTATAACACAATATTAAACTATGTCAACCTTTTATTTACGTTTGGCTAAAAAAACTTTAGGAACTTTTTGGTTGACATATACTATATACATGTTATACTCAGTGCAAGAGTTAGAAAATAGGAGCAAGTTATATGGCTAAATCAAAAAATTTATTAAAACCAGGTACTCGTAAAAAGAAACCAGTTGTAAGAAAGCAAAAAAGTAAGGAACTAGATCCGAGCTGGACAACTGCATTGGACATGAGTGGCGAAGCATTCCATAGATATAAGATGAAAACTACTGATTGGTATTATGCTGAAAAAAAGCCTATTGATATATTTCCTGATTTACTAGCATGGATGAAAGAAACCAATTATAGCAAAGAAGATATTTCTACAATGAAGCGTCATGGACATAATGGCATGGTGTATCCGAGTATCTATGCAAGGTGTCTAAGACAAGGCATGCCAGATGTACATCCAGAGCATGATGCATATTGGCAAACTCTACCTGGAACAATGGGTAGTGTACGTCCTGTTAGTGAATTTATAAAACGAAAAATTGCAGAAGCAATTGATAGAACTGCTCCTGCTCCTGTGTTAGTAGTGGATAACACCAAAGAACCAGTTGTTCGTAAGAGTATACAAGAAAACATGCGTGATAAGACTCGTACTATCGAAGGTGCAGTACATGATTTAATTGACGAGTTTACTAACAACGACTACAAAGATCCAGACAAGTTTTCATTGATGAAGACATTGCGTGAAGAAGGTTGCCCTCCACAAACAATTGATATTATTGCTGATCCACTCAAAGCACAACTAAATGAAATTAATGATTTGATGAACCCTCCGACAAAGAAACAACTTGAGAAGATGTCAGAGCTCGAGCAAGACCTAGTTGCACAATTAGCAGAAGGTTACTCACATCTTGGAAAGTTGCAGATACGTAGTTTACAAAAGTTTT